GAGCCTTAGCGGAACTCTTGCGAGTGCGCTTGCCCTTTTTGCCCTTGGGTGGCTTTGCCATTTCCTTGGCAGGCTTCTTTGACTTGGAGCCTTTCACTTCTTCTTTTTTCCCTTACCCATCTTCATGGGCTTGCCAGTCTTCTTGGCCTCAGCCTTAGCCATTGCCATTCCCTTCTTGCTGTAGGAAAATTCCTTCTTACCAACTTTGGGCATGTCTGTTCCTTTCGGTTACCACTTGACTCTATCAGCCCAGTATGCCGCAGACATCTTGCCCTTGGCAATATTCTTGGCGTGACGAGCCTTGAAGGATTCGCGACGCTTGCGATAGGCGGTTGACTCGCCCGCTTTCTTGGGCGAACCCTGAACGCCCTGCTGACCAAAGCGAATCAACTTCACCTGGCTGCCGGACTTGGCAAGAACAGCATGGGACTTCTTGGCATTGGGGGTCCGCTTGGGTTTGTTGTATCCAGCGAAACGCTCACCCCGGTATGTGATTGCCATTACCTGTACCTCTTGGTTTTCTCCGCAACCTTCTTGGGTTGCTTGACAAACTGCTTGCCAGCCTTGTTCCCCTTGGCTTTTGCCTTGTTTGTTGCGGCTTTTTCAGACGGGCTAAGCGCATTCCATGCCGCGTCCGGCAGGTAGCGCTTCTTGCCCTTGGATGGTTTGCCATCGGACGTGCGCCACTTCTGGGCGGTCCAGTCCTTCAGCGACTTCTGGGATTTAGCCAAAGCCATTATTTGTAACCCCCGCCAGCCTTCTTGTACTCGGAAGCAAGCAGTTGTGCTTTGCGCGCCGACCATTCGCCGGGGTCTCCACCCTTGGAGCCAGCCTTGATTTTTTTGAACAGGCGCTTGCGCATCTCGGGCTTGGTGTAGTTGCCAGCCTCATTCACGCGTGACTTGGTTTTCTTCTTGGCAGCCATTAGTTAGCCGTCGCCTCCAGACGGGCAGACCCGTCAATCTGGGTGGGTTGTCCACCGGTTTTCCTGATGCGCTTGTATGCATCGAGGTCTTTGTCGAGTTGGCGCTCTTTGCTATTCAACTCCGAAACATTGTGACGCGTAGGGGTGGCAGCACCAGATACACGAAAATGAGACACTCTGCATGCAAAGCAGCCTTCAACATCGAGATTGGGGTGCGTCTCCCTGTGTTTCACGAAATGTATTCCCCGTAGCCTGCTGCTGTCAATTCCGCTATTTCTGTGCTGGTAACCAGGTTATCAGAGCCACCCCAATAAATTTTGGCAACCAGGGTCATGTCATAGGGTTCATTTTCGGTGAACGTACCGTCAGTAAGTTTGAAGACGTTTCTACCTCTTGGGTCATTCGCATAATGTCGATACAACCCATATGCCAGGCGTTGCTCTTGGGTGGATTCCTGTGATGGCGGTAGGGCCAATGGGACAAAGTTGTCTGTGGGTGGTCGAAAAATGCTCATGATACATACCCACCGTAGCCTGCTGCAACCAAGTCGGCCTTCTCTTCTGCTGTCACGAAGTTCTTGGACCCGCCGTAGTAAATCTTGGCAATCAGCGTGTAGTCCCGTTGCTCTACCGTCGTATAGGTTCCATCGGTCAGTTTGTAGACGTTGCTGCCAGCGTAGGTTGGTTGTGCGTAACGGAACAGGCGACCCGCGATGGACATGTCGTCACGGTCGGCTGCGGCAATCTCGGTAGTTGCTGGCGGAATGAACAGAAGCAGTTTGACAATGCTGTTGCTGCTCGTGCCCGCGCCAGATGCGGAGGCGCTGCGTTGGGCGACGCGAGCCGAAATAGTCTCCCTGCCGCCCGTACCCGATGCGGTAGCGGTGCGGAAACGGGTAATGACTTTGACGACAACCGACGACCCTGCACCCGACCCTGTGGCGGTACGCGGTGCAATGTGCAACTGGCTGACACTTGACCCGCCCGCCCCTGCCGCCGTAGCGGTACGTGCACGGGTAACTTCACCGTCAACCGTAGAACCCCCTGAGCCTGCCCCAGATGCGCTACGAGGCACGATACGCAGCCCTGTGGCACTAGACGACCCCACCCCTGCTGCCGAAGCCGTGTACGCACGAACCACGTTGCGCTGTGCGTCAGAACCACCCGTACCTGCTGCCGTCGCCGTACGGGGTGCGATGTGCAAACCAGTCGCACCACCCCCCGTAGTACCCACACCACTCGCAGTAGCGGTCCTGCCGACCACCCTCTCACCCTCAGCCGACGAACCACCCGCACCAGCCGCAAGTGCCGTACGCTTCGCCACCAGCACAGTAGTGGTCGATGATGCACCTGACCCTGAACCTGTCGCAGTACGCAGCGATAGAACTAGACGTTGCGCAGTTGACGACCCTGTACCTGCTGCTGAAGCAGTACGGTCAACGACGACTAGGCCGCGATAGAAACCCTGCGTCGTCTTGAACGGCGAAGCAAAATAGACGACCTTGCGGTACGCATAGTTCGGTACTTCCTCAAACTCCCGAAACCCAGGAGTGTCGGTGAACCCGAAAGAAAAGTCGGTTACTCCAGTAGCCATGTGGCTACCTTAGTTAGTCAAGCGTCAGCGTAAGCGACGTAATCTGAAAGGTGTCGCCTGCGGTGACAGCGGCCGAAGACGACAGCGCACCTTTCCACAGGCAGTTGCCAGCAGTCGAGTTGTCCCACAGCGAAAAATGCGAATAGGTTTCCGTCGTAGAAACGTTGGTCCACTCAACCGTCGCAGACGACGCCATCGAACCGCTTGACGCGGCAGAGAACGTGACCTCCCTGCGAGTTGTCTCTGCGGCTGCGTTGCTTGTGCCCGCTTCCCCAGGGTCCCCCGTATGCAGTTTCACGTAGACATTTGCAACCGAGAACGACTGGTTGCGCAGCGTGTCAAGAAGTTTGTTCTCGGCGTAGTTAGAAATACCGGACATCAGTTACCTCGTGACAAATGATAGCAGGGAAATATGGGGGGCCGGGCCAGGGGATGAAACCCGGCCCCCCACTTCGTATTACTTGCGCCTAATTATCAGACGCTGTTTGCACCGATGCTCGATGCCGACTCAATGCGGCGCAGCGAAGCCTCACGGAATCGCGCGTAGCCACCGAGCCAGTACCAGCCGACAGGCTGGAAGCGCTGGAGCACGTCAACCACCGGACCGCGAACGACGCGTGGGAACGCGCCATTGCCATCCACGATTGAGTGAGCCTTGGCAAGCGCCTGACGGCCAGCGATGTGCGTGCAGTACGCGTCGCCGGTTCCAACTGCGCCAGCACCGTTGAAGGCGTTGGTGAAGATTTTCGCGCGCGGCGTCTCAATGAAACGCACGCCTTCGAAGGCTCCAATTTCGCCGTTGTAGATGTTGGCCGGGTCGCTGTACACGTGCGGGTCGCGCCATGAGGCAACACCCGTCTCGCGACGGAGGTCGTACGACACGTCTGGGTGAATGAAGCCCATGTACATGCCATTGAACGACACGGCGTTTGCCTTACGCAACGCAGCGACGGTCTTGCGAATGTCGTTGGCGGTGATGATGTCATCAACGGCCAGGTCAATTCGAGCCGACGGGGTGGATGCTCCACCGCCACCGTAAATGACGTTGGTGCCAGCGGCAAGGACGTCACGGATGACGCCGTCAATGCTGATGCCAGCGTTGTAACCAACCAGGTTGGCTGCTGCCGCATCGACATCGAGGAACGACGTGCCGCGCAACTTGGCGGTCGTGTTCACTGCGTTGCCGTACTCAGCAAGGGTGACTTCAACCTGGCTGTCACCCATCGCCACTGGAGTGACGTCGGTGTCTTCAGTAAGGGTCGAGGTCTTTTCATCCAAATCGTTGAAGATGGTGAACTTGACGCTCGAACCGGGCATTGCTTGTGCGACGGGCATCACGTCTGCAACCGCGTCGAACAGAAGTTCGCTGCGGAGTGCGAAGTACGCAATCCTGTCAAATGCAACCTGGTCTGTGAGCAGGCTGCTCTGTTGTGTCTTGGACATTACCTGTTATTGCTTTCCCCCGACAGGCACGGGGGCCTGCGGGCTAGATGTTTTCTGCTTGTTCTCTCATTTGCGCAAGTAGATGCATTACTTCGTCCTGAGTGCGAGTTGAGTTCAACTTCTTTACCCAATCGACTTGGTCGTCAGTTTGCTCGCCAGCGGTGCTCGCCCTCTGAAGTCTGGCCCAAGCCCTTTTCTCGGAATCGTCCACTACTTCTTTCGGTTGCTGCTGCTGCGGTAAGAGGTTCACCTCTTGTGCTGCCGCCCGAATCGCTTCGGCTGAGACCTCGCCGTCGTAACCCTTGATGAAGTATTTGGCCTGTGGGGCATTCACATCAATGCCTGCCTCAGCGAAAGCCATCTTCCTCTTCAGGGATTCAAACTCTTGCGCTTGCTGCCGGAGAAGTTTGTTCTCCTGCTCCACCTTTCGAAGGTGTGCGCGTACGGGGTCTTTGGTTACCGTTTCGCTCGTCTCGTCACCGAACTCATCGTTGACATCTGACATGTGCTCACTCCGTTCTGCCCACTTCCAGGTGGAGGACCCAGAAGGCTGCGTACACCCTTTTTTCTGAGGTCGGGGCGGGGGAACCCGACAAACAAACAATACACCACAAGGGTGCTTATGTCAAGGAACTACCGTGCCATCCCTGCACCGGTTTCGATGGTTCCCGCTGTTGCTCCAGTAGTTGAGGCAAATCGTCCACCGCCCTGGAATTGGGCGCGACGAAGGGCAACACGTTCTGCCAGTTTCTTTTGTGCTTCAGGGTCGTAGCCGAACGCCGCTCCGAGTTGTTCTTGCTGGCTAAGGGCTGTTGACTCTTCGCCGGTCATGGTTTCGTAAATGCCACGCTTTTGAGCCATGGTTCCGAATGTTTCGAAGGCAGCAGCCTCGGAGATTCCACGAGCGGCAAGTTCTTCTGCCCCGGCAGCGGTAAGTTGCATGCCGCCCTGTTCTTTGGCTCGGGCTGCCAATTTGGCTGCCTCTGCCCTTCGGGTAAGAGCGGGCATGGTTTCGGTTGGGTTCAAAAAGTATGCCGCCAAATCGGCATCTTCCACCCCGTACAGTTCGCGCATTTGTGTCTTGGTGGCAACGTCTGCTTCCTGGACCCTGCGGTAACCCTCATTGATTCTTGACTGCAGTTCCTGTCCGGAAACATCGCCGGACAGAAGACTCTCGATGATGTCTGGGCGGTTGAAGTAACGGTCCATGCCGTTTGATTTCATGATTTGGCGGTACAGGTTTTCCATCTCGACATAGGTTGCTGGGGTAAGTTCGGCAAGTCCGGCGGCAACTCGTTTGGCATTTGCAGCAAACCGTTTTTTGTACGCCTCGGTTTGACGAAGTTCAAACAATACGGCAGATTCTGATTCAATACCTCGAGCCATGATTTCATCTATGTTGCCCGCAAGAGAGCCGAGTCCATACTTGGCAAGCCATGATTGAATTAGCGACTTGGAGTCGCCGCTAACGGACGTGGAGTCGTTGCCGCCACTGCTGTTATCAGATGATGGCCTGTTTGAATACAACCTGTCCAGTTCGCTCAAAACATCCTCTGCGGAGTATGTTCCAGATTCAGCACCCGCTACGAGACTGTCGATGTAGTCCTGTTCTGCTGCCGTGTAGTAGCCGCCGGTTCGTTCTGCAGCGGAACGGATTGTTCCAAGACGTGCTGCATTGGCTTCGGCAAGCATTTGTGCTGGCGTCTTGGTGGGTTTTGTGTTTACGGGTTCCTCTGTTTTGGCTGGCCGAGTTACGTTTGTAACCGAACGCGCTTGAGAAACAGGGACATCCATCTGCTGCGTTGGGTCGTAGGTTATGTCGCTCATTGCATCAGCCCCCAGTTTTTCTCAAGAAGATTGATGAGACTAATCGCCTGATTTTTTGCTTGTCTTGTTTTGCTCCAGCCGTATTTGGGGTCTTTGCGCAAAATGTACTGAAAGTCCTCGGCAGTCATGCTCGTACCATCTGGTCGCTTATTGAAAACCACTGAGAACTTTGGGTCATCCATGCGGATATCCATTGGGTTTTTTTCGAGGGTTTGTGCCGCAATGTTTCGGTACGGTTCGAATACATCCTCAATCGTGTAGCCCTGGTCAAACTGTTCGCTGAACTGCGAGTACATGATTTTGGCTGAATCCTTGGCTTTCTTCAAAAGCATGTCTGGTGTATAGGTGGTGCCCAAATATGCCTGACCGGTAAGAGCCGAGCGAATCTGGTCGTCGAGTCCGGGCGGGTTGTAGTTGTATTGCTTGAGTGATTTCTTTAGTTGCGTGGCGGCATCTGTTTCACCGAGGGTAGGGGGGCCATCTTTTGTCGCCTGTCGGCCTGAAACAATTGAGTACGCGTAGTACTGGGTTTGCAGTTCGCTGGCGCCGGTGCTAAGCGAGTATGTGGCGAGGTCGCGTAGTTGGGCGTCGTCGAGTTCAAGGTCGCTAAAAGTATTGCGCAACTCCGGAATCTTGTCTTGAACCTGGTCGTCTTTGTCGGCCTGACCCAGAAGGGCCCAACTGCGTTTTGCTTTGTCTGTGGACGTATAGAGTTTTGTGCCTTGAACCTTTGAAATCCAAACCGCCCTACCAGCATCTGTGGTCAGGTCGTATTTGTCCGGGTTGTTTGCAAAGTCGATGAAAAGGTCAATCAGGTCATCGCCTAGGATGGAGCGCGCTTTGGCTTCGCCGTCAGCACCGTCAACAAGTGGACCAAACTGTGGATACTCCGTCAGAAAGCGTGAACGCCAGTCGACTGGCTTTTTCTTTGTGTTCTTCGGCTTGGCCGCCATTATTGACCCAACGCATTCATTGCTAGAGCGATTGCATTATTGAGACCCCAGGAAGTCTTTGCGGTTGGGTCCGCCTTTTCCGCGAATTGCCCAGCCGTAAGTTGACTGCTTGGCATCTGTTGTCCGGCGCGAACAGCGGCAACTTCTTTGTTTTGAATGAAGTCAATTGCGTCGGCAAGTTCCTTTTTGGTTGGAGCCCTGCCTAGGCGTGAGAAGAAGGCTTCGCGTGCGTAGGCCATTGCATCTTCATCAGACGTCACTCTGACCTTGGTGCCCTCGGTGCTCACCGTTGCAAAAGCGCCAAGCAAACCGACCATGTCGGACCAGGGCTTTTGGTTTGTGTTCGACAGGTCGAGCAGTCTTGCCCAAACGTTGGCGTCGTCGTTTGACCAGCCAAGACCCTGCATCAACTCTTCGCTGACCTTTTTATTGCCATACCAACCGATGCGTTCGAGTTCTTTCGACACCCGGATTCTTTGGTCGGTCGTCAGTTTGTACATTTCCCTGGCGATTACAAACGGGTCCTCGAGGTTGTAGGCCGTTCCCGCAATTCGGTTTTCGCTGTCGAATAGAACCGGGCCCTCAACATAATGTTCAGATACGGTTCCGAATCGTGAACGAAAGTGACGAATCTTTACATTCGGGTCGTTGCGAATTGCCGAGGCTTCGGCAGCGGTTATGTTTGGAGACCAGCCGGAATACTTGCGCCGAGGGTATGGGGTTATGGTAAGCGACGTTCCAGGAAAATCCTGCACATCTGTGCTGCCCTGATTGTTTTTGTCTTCGTCGCCAGCCATTTACAAATCCACTTCTTGAACTAAGAAACGCTGCCAGATTCTATCAAATTCTGGATTTTGGGCAGCCAAAGACTCCCCGAACTGATACAGCCTTTGACGGGCAGCAGCCGACTTCTTTGACTGGAAACTGATGAGCCCGCCAGACTGCATCAATTGGGTGCGCTCTGCCAAGTAGCGGCGCGCTGAGGCGGCAACCGAGTTGTCGGCAAGCCTTGGGTCCTCGACCAGTTTGTACAACTGGTCAATGTCGTTCTGCAGTTTGTTGGCTTCGAACTGTGCGCGACGGGGGAATCCGGGCAACTTCTCATTGAGGTAATCGCGGTAGTTGCGCAGGGCGTTGCGCTGTAGTTCGTTCGGGTTTGGACCGAACATTCTTCTGGCAGCACGGTACTTGACCGAGCCGAGACGGTTCTGGGCAAGGTCAATCATTTCGCGGTCCGTCAACTTCTCGCGGGTGCCTTCCTGCAACTGGCGTTCCCAAACGGTGAAACTGAAATCGCCGCCGCCTCGGGGGGCCATGAAATAGGCCGTGTCCGGGTACTGGTTGGTCAGGTCCCTGTTCTCGCGTTCCCAGGCTCCAAACTCTTCGGTTGCTTCCAGACCTTGGGCTACTGCGCGACTCTTTGAACCTAGGTAAAGAATCAATTCATCACCATACAAACCGAGGAATTTGTCAACGGCGCTGTCGTAATCGTCTTGCTCGAATGCGCGCAGTTCTTTCATTAGTTCGTCAACGAACTTGTCGCCTCTTTCTGTTGGCACCTTGAACTCGATGCCGGGGGCAGCGGGGCCGGTGAACTGTCCAAGTGCGCGCATTAGGGTCAAAACCTGTGCTCGCGTTCGGGCATCGGCCATCAACTGGGTGACGCCTTCTTCTGTGTTCAGGTTGTATTTGTCCGTGTTGACCGACAGGGCTCGCAGGGTCTCCATGTAGGTGTTGCCGTAGACGGTACCCATGTAGACCTGGTTGGTGAACATTCCGGCGATTGCCGGGGTTGTTTTTTGCAGCCAGGACGGGGTCACGTTTATTGCGTCAAGAAAGTCGACTTCTCCGTAAGGGAGCAGGAGTTCTTTCAACTTGTCGTACTTGGGTGTATCCGGCAGCAACTGTGAAACGCTGAGGCTCGCCATTGGGCCAAGGGCCGGATAGAAACTGATGCCCTGTGAAAGGCGCGCGAGTGGTGCGCTCAGCGGTGAATCAATGCCAGTAAAGAATTTGGCGATTGTTCCCGACACCGGGAATGTGAACATGGGTTCACCAGTGTTGGGGTCGCGATATATGAAGCCTCGCCCATCCATGTCTGGGTCGGCCTGAGACAAACCGTTGTACACCTTGTGAAACTGGCGATACATGTGGATGTTGTCCGTTACGGCAAAACTTGCGTAGCGACCCAGAACGTCACGCCAGGCTGCCTCGAACGGTGCAACGACACGCAATGCGTCCTGAAAGTTGTTTCGTGACGATGCGTCGTATAGTAACTCTTTCGTGCGATGAATGCCGACAAAGCGCGCGTAGTCGTCCAGTTCCTCGACCTTCAGAGTTCCGGTTACACCCTTGCGGGTAGGAAGTTTTTCGATTGCATTTGTCACCTTTTGGCGCAGGTTGCTTTCGCCCAAGTACTCACGGATTTTGCCGCCGGACTTCTCGTAGATGTCGGCATACAACTTCATGCCTTCTTCGTAGGACAACTGGTCCAAATGCTTGACCACTTCGTCGTAGTAGTACTCGCGGAAGACAACGGACTTTTCAAGTTTGCGCGAGGCCGTGTCATAGAAGCCGTCAAAGAACCAGTTTGTCAAACGGTCCATGGCGTCCATGGTGCGCTGCTCGAGGGAGTCAAACTTTCCGCCAGGACGATAGGTAATCATCTGTTCGCGCGGATAGGAAACGGCAAGACCCTTTTTGCTGGTTGGGTCATACAGTTTTGCGCGCTCAATCATTCGGCGCGCCTGCTTGGAACCCAAGCCGTTGCGCCCCGCGGTTGCTGCATTGTCTTCCAGGATTGGCACGAATGTGTATTCGTCGCCGTCAATCTTGCGGACGATGCCAGAAATTTGTTGACCGTCAATTTCAACGGTGCGCTTTTGGCCGATGAGCAGTTTGTCCTTGGGCTTCAGTTTGAAATCTGCGGCTCGCAAAATTCTCACGTCGTCCAATTTGCCAACTGCATTGTGGGCAAACAGGAACAGAACATCGTCGAGACCGCCGGTGTTGTACTTGACGTTGTCGATGACGATGTGGCGGAAATAGGCGTCGAGGATTGAGCGGTAGAAGTCGGGGTCGGACTTCTTCAGTTCCTTGATTGACAGCGGTGGGAACTTGAACGGCGCGTCTTTCGTTTTATCGTAGAACTCAAGTCCGTCGCCAAACAGAGCGTCTACACTTCTAAAGGCATGGGTCCTTTCGTTGTCCATGAACTTGATGAGTTCCTCTACGATTTGGTCATCTGTCTTTCCGGCACTGAGTGCGACTGCAACTCGAGACTGAAACTCATCCGAGAGTGTTTTCTGTGCGGACTGGATGACACCGTCGGTGTGATAACGGGACAGGTATCGTTTTGGTCCGCTAGCCCTGGTCACTAGGGTAAACGAACCAGACTTGTAGCGGTGCCTGACGCTGTCGCTGGCGCTCCAGCCGTGACGGGATGATGCCCCGACGAACGCGTTACGCAGGTCTTCCCAGATGTCTTCTTGTTTGCTGCGCTCCCAGTACTTCGACCTGAGGCCAGCCTCGGCTGCTTCTGCACCCTCTTCAATGGCGCGCTTGCCAGCCGCCACGCCCAGGTCGGTGATGTTCACTCCCGTGATTGTTTCGGCATAGCGCTTGCCCATGACCGCATTGATGTAATCAATCGGGTGCTTGAACTGGTTGACGCCGCCAGCAGCCATGCGAACCTGGGCATCCAACATGTTGCGCACCACGTATCCGCCGGTTGCCAACTGGGCAACCTTCCAGATTCGCTGCTGCAGTAGTTCGGCAAAAGCAAGCGTCAGGCGCTGCTCGCCAGTCAAAACAGGCTTGCGTTTTTGTTCGACCATTTTTGCCATTTCGTCTTTCAACTCGTCAATGCGAGCAGAAGCATCTTGGCGTGCTTGACCCTTCAGTTGTTCAAGTCTCCGAATTTCGTCACCCATTTCGTCATATTGTTGACGCAGATTCTGTGGGACGATGTCAACCGTTCGCCACGGCATACGGCTTGTAATCGGAAGTTTGGGAATGAGTTGCTTACCTTCGCTGTCGGTCAGCAGTTTGCGGAAAAGTGGCCCGCGAGTCAGACGGCGAATTACGCGTGTGTCGGGAAGGATTTGAACTCGGTTCAGAAGGTCGACAAGTTGGGCTGGTTGTAGCAACTGGATGTCGCGTTTGGAGAATCCGGCTCCGTCGAGGACCTCATTCACGAAGTCTGGGTCAAGGCGGTCTTTGACCTGTTCGTAGAGGGCGCGAACCAATCCGTTGTCGGTTTCGACGCCCATGCGGCTTCGGAAATACGAGCGCATGACGTCGATGCTCATTTCTCCGCCGCTCAAGATTTCGTCAATCATCTGGTCGTATACGCCAGCAGAGCGCAGGTAGGACTTCAGGTACCTCTTGTAGGTGTTGAGTGCGTTCTTTCTGGCGGTAGGGGTGGCGCGGGGCGACTTGGAGAATGCCTCAATGGCTCCTATCGTTTTTTCGTCGCCGTTCAGGAATAGTTTGATTTCGTCATCCGACGCACCGCCTGCACGCAGGGAGCGGGTGAGGTTCAGGATTGATTCCTGGTTGTCAATGTCGCCACCTGACACAACGATTTGTTCGTTGGGTATTTGCTGGAATGCGCGCATCTTTCTGATTGTGCTGCCGACAAGATTGCGTTCCACCTTGTACGTTCCAATCCCAGCCTTCAGGGTTTTTTCTCCAAAGGTCCACCCGCTGGTCAGAGCGGAAATAACCTGGTCTTCGTTCTTGGCGTTCTTCAGGCGAAGGGCCATGTCGGTGGTTATCTTGCCGTCGAAGATGTCTTCCCAAATAACGCCGACATCGTCGGTTTCTTTCAGGGTTTCTACAAGTTTTTTGGCGTACGGGTTTGTCCGGAAGAAGTTGTTGAACTCCAGGGCGTTGTATGTGGCCCCCGAGAAATCGATTCCGAGACCAGCCTCACGCAGCATTTTTTGCTTGGTCGGACCCAATGCGGTTCGCAGAGATTTCGCATCCTCTGGGCTAAGGAGCGGAACGATTCCTTTTAGTCCTGCCGACGGTGTTCCGGCTTTCATCAGCGTTTCAACTGCCTGGCCAGTCTTTGCTGCAACCGCAGCGTATTCGGCGGCACGGATTCCTTTTGAAACCCACTTCGATGGGTCCGGCAGGAATACGTTGAAGATTGCGTCGATTACGCCGGAGCCGTAGCGGTAGGCCATGTCTTCTTCCCTAAAAATTCCGCCAGTCGACATGATGCCGCGGCCAACCGTAAACGCAGAGCCGTAAACGGTTCCGCGTACGGCACGCGCGCGAGCGGCCTGCTCTTCGACAATCTGTGCGTTTGGTAGCCAGCCAACACCTTGCTTTTCTGGGTTGTCGAGCATTGTTTGAAATGTCGACGCAGACATCATTCCGGGGATGTCAATTCCTTTTCCGGTGGCAACCTGACCGATGAGCGTGTTTGCGTACTCGGGGATGGCCATCAACGCGGACAGCGACCAGCGCGACGCCCATTTTGCAGGTCGCGAACCAGCCGTAAGCAATCCGCCGAAAATATCGGTTGCCGCCCCGGCCGCCACTTCTGCTGGTTCCGGAACAAGGAATTGAAAGGTCTTAGAGGCAACCCGTTTTGCAAAATCCAAACTGCTGTACACGGCCCTCACTGGAAGCGGCAGGCTTCCGATTGCCGCTTTCTTCTGCTCGAATGAATCCAGTTCGCGTTGCTGCGACATCTTGGCAACCTGGTCGATTGCCGCAGTACTTGCGCCAGATTTGGCGAGTGCAAGTTTTACTTCTGGTGACAACCACGGCGCGCGATAGTCAATCTGGTTCAACTTCAAGGCCATTGACTGCGAATACTCTGGGCTGAATTGATACCGCGTGGTGCCCATGTCCTGCTGCAGACTGAGCAGGTATTCCCTGTCTTCCGGGAAAAGATTGTTGTAAAGCATCAGCCAATCCCGTAGCGGGACAGCAGGTCATCCAAATCGTCGCTTGGAAACGCTTGGGCAATGGCGCGCAATTCCTCCAGGGCCATCATCTCCTGTGTGTTCATGGGAATCCCAGCCTGGAACATGTTCGGGCCGGGACCAAAGTTTGCGCCTGCCGTAATTGGTTCGTCCGGTCTTTCGGTTGGTGCCCCTATCGGGGTGAGTCTCTGTGACTGCCTGGCCACCCTTCCGGCTGAAACTTCCGCCGGAGATGGACCCATCGGAACAACGGATTGGCTGGCGAGTTGTTCGGTTGCCTTGCCGTATGTTTGGCCTTTGGCTGCAGACTTTGCAATTTTTGCCGCAGGATTCTGTAGGTCAAAACGATTCGCCACGTCAGGCCCCCATTTGCGCTAGTAGTTGCTCCAGGCTAGGTTCGCCCGCTGGTCCAGCCACCGGTGCTTCGGCCCCCATACCCGGCATTGCCAAACCTGGCATTGTTTCCGGAGCACCCATTGGCATCGCCATCGCTTGGCGTTCCTGTGCGCGCGTATTCGTGCGCTCGACGGCCTCGTACAGAGAAACATCCTGCTCCATGACCAGTTTGACCAGGTATGCAAGGTCGTCTGGTTGATATGGACCCATTGGGTTGACTGCCTGCTGTTGAATGCTTGACAGAAGGGCGGATTCGACGCCCTCTGCGATGATGCGGTCGTGTTCCAACTCCGGGTCTGAGATGAGCGGGTCTGCTTCGCGTGCGGATTCCTTGCTCATCATGCCGGTGCCGAGTCTTTGACCCAAGCCAATGATTAGCGAGTTGACGTCAGAGCCCGCAGCCGAATACGAAACATAGTGAAAGTCGGTTTCCCAAATCTTGTTCGGCACGTAGGTTTCTTGACCGATGGCGGTACGCGAAGGAAGGAAGAACATCTTGGGGAAATCACCCCAGTAGGCCTTTTCGATTGCGATTGCAATCTTGTCTTCTTCCAAGAGTGATGCTTCGAATACCGCTTGTGCTTCCTGAACGCGGAAGTCCACGGTTGCCGACAGCACGTTTTCTCCACGGCGGCCGGTGCGAATGTTCGTTGCCGACTCGCCGCCGAACTCTGCCGGGATTGCGCCCTCGAGACGCTCTTGGCGTTCGAGGCGGTCGAGTGCTTCGTATGTTTTGTAACCGGGGTTGAGGTCTTGGCTGCGAATGTCGCCGCCACGGACGATGCCAAGAACGCCGCTCTTGCTGTCTGCCAACTGGACGATTTCTGGGTTCTCGCCGGTACGCGCAATGAGGTATTCCTCGGGGAAGATGCCGCGCTCAATGGCAATCTCGGTGAGGGCCTGCAGACGTGCGCGCGTGTAGTACATGCCAAGCACGCCATCGAACTGGCCGCGCGGCTTGTCGAGGGTGATGCGATTGGCAACGACGGCAAGCGGCATACCTGTGCGGTTCGGGATTGCTTCAAGCAACATCTCCTGCAAACCAACGCGCTGGGCCGGGGACAGTTCGGGGTTGTCGTCTGAACCCATGACAACAAGTTGCAGGGCGTCAGCAGAAACATATTCGAGAAGCGTGTAGCGCGAATCGGTGTCGACTTCGCCCATGCGCAACTGGTCCGAAACCAGGTCGCCATAGTTCTGCAGCAACCAGGCTGCGGTCACCTTGTGGGCAAAGATGCAGTCTGCTGGCAGCATGTCGTCTTGGTCTTCGACTGGTGCCGGGAATGTGTCGAGCGGGTTGCGCACAACCCACTTGGGCATCAGCGTGCGGAAGTCCGGTTTGATGAAAACCGATGATTGCGAATATGCAAGAAGATGGCGCGCGCGACGGCGCATCTTCATGTTCATCTTGTTGTGGTCCCAGAATGACAGCATCGCTTTGCGGCGCATGCGCGAGTAGCCCTTTGAGCGTTCGCTTCCGTCCTTGACTGGGGGAAAATACGGTGACGGCATTGTCGAGGAGATGCGCATCGACATCTGGTCAAGGCCGGTTACCAGCAAGTTTGCAACGTTTGACTTTGCCGATTTGTCCAACTCGTTGAGTGGAACGATTACCTCGCCGTTGGCAAGGTCGCGAACGCGACGCATCTGTTCATACAACGGGCCAAGTTTGAGTTGGCGATTGCGGTAAAGTTCAACAATCTGCTCTGCGGAGAGCATGTTTTACTTCCCCGTACGGAGTCGCCGCAAGGTTGCCTGGGTGTTTGGGCTGTTGAGCCAAAGCGTGTATTGCCGCATCTTGGGACCCTGTTTGGCAATTTCTTGTTGTGCTGCATTCAATGTTTGCAGGAATGGCTTATCTGCTTCGGTGGCGTACTTGAATTTGGCGGTGACGTTGGTTGGTATCCCGGCCTGCAAGGACTCTTCGCCAGTTTTCTTGCTACTAGTCTTTGCGGCGCCAGTCTTTGCAGCGCCAGTCTTTGCAGCGCCAGTCTTTGCGCTGCCTTGCTTGTCGACCAAAACCCTTCTGATTGCTGGGTTGGAGGTTGCGCCACGCTCGGCAACGGTGTCAGCAACTTTTACCTTTTCTCCACCGACGACCAAATTTTCTTTCGGCATGCGTTTTGGTGTTGGAATTCTGGCAGGAGCAGGAGGACCGTATGGCTTGCTACCGACACCACCACTCTTTGTTTTGACGGTTTTGGCAAACGGGTCAAGGGATTTCGGCACGGACGGGGTTTTGCCTGGGCCCAAAGCAAGCGGCGACAGATTGTCCTTGGTCGGACCATACGATGTTTTGCCGACGCCACCAAACTTGTTGATGCTTCTGTCCGGGCCCTTGGGCAAAAATTTGGCGAGAACACCAATGCCGTACTTCAAGCCAGCCTTTCCTGCAGCCAGACCACCGGCGGCGACACGGGCTGCGGGAACTGCTACTGCGGCTTCGGCAAGTTCCATGCCAGCAGCCTTTGCAATTCCTTTTGGCGAAAAGTCGGTGATTGCGCCCTTGCTGCCAAATGGATTGGTAATTGCTTCGACAATGTTGCGGCCCGGATAGTTGATTCCCTTGCCGATGATGTTGTTGCGCCTGTTCGCCCAAGCAGAAGCAACCGTTGTTTTTGGTGTCGTCGTTGACGTTTGAGTTGTTACGTCTTTTTTCTTGTAGGTTGGGGTCGGAACCTTGTAGGTGCCGCTTTGCACCGCGCCCTGCCACGCCTTGGTGATTGCTTGGGCGTCGGTCTTTGCGTACTTCGGCTTGCCTCCGCCAGTTTCACCGCCACCGCCACCGCCGCCACCACCGCCGCCCATGTTGCGTGCGGGCAATTCGGTGGCAAGCATGCGCTTGAATGATTTGCGGTCTTCCTGCGGCGCGTTTGGAAGCGCGCGCTGCGCAATCTTTGTGCGGCCTTCCTTGGTTTGCGCCAGAACGTCAAAACGTTGGCGAATGTTTGCACGCTCCTCTGGCGTACCCTCCAGG